TGGCTCAGGTGCACCACACCCACCACCTACTGGTGCTCCATCATCAGATGGTATTGCCATTACACTAACTTCAGGCTCTGAATCTATTTCTGGTTCTGGCATATCAGGTTCAGGACCTGCGCCTACGCCTGCTAATTTTAATAATTGTGCTAATTCTTGTGGTGCTACTTCCATTTTAACTTCCTATCGGACTTTTAGTGCCGTCTTCTTTTGCTTCTAAGGGTTTACCTGCTGATACAGATCCTGCAAATTCATTTTTACGTGATACTTTTGCAAGATCACCTAGTAAGTTACCAATTAATTTTGGACCATATGCATGTGAATTATCTGTTTCTTCATACGGTTCTTCTAATAATGATTTAGCATTTTCATCAGTTTGATCGCTTCCTTCTGGTGTTTCTTCAATTAAAGGTTCGTTGGCACCATTTACTCGTACATGTGATTCAGGTAAATTTGAAGCCTCAATAATATCTTGTTGTAATACATGTGGGGCTACAGCCTGGCGTGTTTTAAAATCTACAATATTTAATTCTGCACCTGGTATATGAGAAAATCCTGGGGGTGATGCCTGAAACATTGTTTTCTTCGGAGTTGATATAGAAAATGCTTCGTATTTTTTTAATCTATTTTCTATCTTATCCATTACACCTTCTTCAAGGTCTGTTGCTACTCTTAGCCTAAAAGCAAATTCTTTTTCTGCTTCGGCTAAGTATTGATCAAATGCTTTCATGCTTTATTCCTTATCGTCTTGATCTTCGTCTTTTGCTTCTTCTACTTCTTCTTTTGACTCATCGACTTCTTCATCTTTTGCTTCTTCAACTGGTTCAGCCGACATTTCTTTAATCATATCTTGATAAGCTCGAAGTGTTTGAGTTGAAGGAATAACTGATGCTTGTGTCACAGTTTCTTCAACCTCTTCTTTTGACTCATCTACTTCTTCGTCTTTTGCTTCTTCAACTTGCTCTTCTGTAGATTCGTCAACTTCTTCTTCTTTTACTTCGTCTTTTGCTTCTTCAACTTGCTCTTCTTGAGCTTCTTCAACTTGCTCTTCTGCTTCGTCGATTTGCTCTTCTTGATTCTCAACAATCATATCTTGATATTGTCTGAGCATATCAGCGGATGTTTTATGAGTATTTTCATATTTAGGTGTATCCATGGTAACTCCTTACTATTATTTTATTTATCATTAATTAGCTTTTTAGTAAGCTCATTTATAAGAGAATTTCGATCACTGATTACATAATCAGCATCTATAACGTCATTAGTAACGTATCCTACATTTTTTTGATCGTTTTGATCTAATCGCATCTTTTTAAGTTGTAACTCTATTGCACGTAATTTTCTATCTGCTTTAGCATTTTTTGCTTCTATTGCATTTTTTAACATAGTCTGTGCGGCACTAAAAACATGACCTGCATTTCGATCCTCTACATTAAATCCTAAATCCATTAAATCCTCGAATGCTTTTTCTGCTTTATCAGCATAACGATCCATGTCTCCGTCACTTGTGTTTATATCTTTTACTTCAGGCAATGCATTATCTATTTTTTCTGCTAATGATAATGCTTCTTTTGTTTGAATCATATCAAGAGGCGGGGCAATTTCTCCAGAAGGATCGTGTACTTCATCTAATTGATCTTCTGGAGCAATATCTCCAATATCAGGTAAGTTAAATGTTTCTTCTAGTTTTTTAGTCATAGTAGCTCTTTATACTTATTAAAAAACCGTTCTCCTAATTCATGTTGTTTTTCTGCACTAGGATGTTCTCCATCTATGCCTTTTATATCTCTATCAAATTTTCCTACATAATGAGACATATGTTCTACAGAATTATGTATTCTCGGATCAATTGTACTAAACAAAAAAGGAACTTTATGTAAATTGCACAAGGCATTTATTAATGCATAATTTTTATGAAAATTATACATTGCAATACCATCATTCATTACATTAACAAATACATCATCGTGTCCGGGAATTACATTTGTTACTTTTAGTGCTTCATTGGTTACCCATTCCATTCTATTTCTATATGTAAATAAAAAACAATACAAATCAGGTTTTAAATTTTCTATAGTTTTAAAAACCATTCTAGCACAATAATCATTACTATGCCCTTCTAATGCTAAATTATAATTTCGTACTTTTAATGTTGTTGTTTCTTGTACTTTATTACAGAATACATCTGTCCATCTATCTTCAACATGAGCTCCTGCACCATATGTAAAACTACAACCTAACGAAACTATAACTAAATCGTTATTTGTTTTTTCTTCTATATCTTCACATCGAAATCCATAATTATTATGATCCGCCCGCCATTCTTGTTCTTTGCCTTCGTGTTTATATTTTTTAATTATTGCAAGATTAGGTGGTCTTCTAGTTTCAACATGAGTTTCTCCACTAAAATCTTCAGGTTTTTGAAATCGCGGATCCCAAGGATCAAAATCTACTTGTTCACTTATTACAGTTCGTTTTATTGATGCTTTGATTAAATCTTCTATATTGTCGTCTATATCTTTGGTAGAATTCCAAATTTGTTTGACTTTGTCTGTCCAATTAGGCATGTTATGGTTTGTGATATATTTCGTTTTCAGTTACTATTCTGAATTTAATTCCTCTGCGTTTACACCATTCTTGTGCGGCTGTCCACTTTGCTTTATTTAATATAACTGCGGCCTTGTCTTTTCTACTTCTAGATTCAGTAAGACCTGCTTGTTTACTAGGTTTAACTTCTACAAGTTCTATATGTTTTTTACCAGTTTTGTCTGCATAAGATAATAAAAAATCAGGTATGTATTTTGTTAATTTACCTGTAAATGGATTACGATAAGGTATTGCATGACTTTCTGATGCCCAACATTCTACATTAGGATGGTCATCACATAATCTCATGAATGCTAGTTCCCATCCTGATCTGTAAATAGGAACATGCTTTCCTCTGTATTTATTAGGATTTTTTGGCTGAAAATATCCTTGTTTAAATTTTACTTTACGGCCCATTAATCTACCTGTTCTTTTAATATTCCTGCGGTAGGTATATTAGATGTAACTCCTAATTTGTTATTTGAAGGTCTAGTAAAATTTAATCGTGCTAACATATCAGTAGTTAATGTTAATTTTCCACTTACCACAGCAGGTAATATTTTATCATATTTTTCATCGTACCATTTAGACAATGCTAATATTTCATATGCAAAAACTTCTGCCGCTAATTTACTTACGTTTCTAGATGTAAGTTCTCCATAAATTAAATCATATTCTTGTGGATTAAATTGAAAATAAGGTGTTACTATATTACCTAGTAATCGTTGATCAAAGTATTCTTTTACTTTACCCAATCTACGACGTAATTCGATAGCATCTTGAACACCAAGTGAACTGTTTTTATCTGTAGTTGTAGAAGCAGATTCAGTTTTTACAGAAACTGCTGTACTATTTACTGATGCTCCATAGGCCATTATTGAACCCCACCTTCTTCAGTAAGGGCGGTAGTAGTATAATTATTTCCAGATTTGTCCTTTGGTTCTGTTTTATCTGAATTATCTTGAGATCCCCAAGAATCATACCATTCGCCGGCGGCATCCACGCCTCGTGAAATCCAATCTGGTCCTCCTGACGGACTCTTATCTGATGCCATATGCCGTACTCCTTCATATGCAAATTGAACGTTCCATGTAATAGGTTGTGATGTACTATAATCTAAAGTATCATGTTGGATATTAGTTATTGTTGGATTATATAGTATTATAGGTGATTTTATTGGATCTTGTCTACCTCCTGACATTCTAGTAATAACAATTTTACTAAAAAAATATTTTTCAAAATTAATAGCAGGTTCGTCCCCATGTAAATCACCTTTTGAAGCAGTATTAGTTTCACCATATGGAACAGTTGATACAAATTTACGTTCTTTCGCTTTGCTTCCTTTTGAAAATGGTGGTTGAAAACCAAAATCATCTAAAAACGGTGCCTCGGCTACTGTATCAGGTACCCATGATCCACTTCCAAATGACCAGGTATTTTCTCTACCATCTTTATAATACCATTTAAAATATTCTTCCATTACTTTTTGAAATTTATTATCTCTAGTATCATAAAACCTTATATTAATTGGATTCCAATTTACTTTTGTTTGAATTATTCGTTTTCTATTATACTGATTTAATGTTTGAGTGTCAAAAGCAAAACTAGGCAGATCGCATGATTGGACTATATCAGATAAACCTTTGAGCATATCACGCCAGGGTTTATTTCCTGTGTTTCTTGTAGTATAAAACTCCACAACAAACGCATGTTTTGATCGAGGGATCTCATTGAGTTGTCTACCGTATTCAGTAATTGTGCCAAAAGAATGATCGGCATAATTACGAAGGATTCTGCCAAAGTATGCCATTATACCGACCTTTTATGATTATGAACCAGCAGTAGCACCTGTATAGTCTGCTACACTACTATTAATAGATTGTCCTGCTATCTTAGTTGCGCCAGTATTATCCATATGAATAGCATTATCGTATCGTATAGTTAAATTAATAGTCATTGCATCACTTGTTGCATAATTTGATTCATTATATGCGGTTGAAGTAATCCAACAACCTCCTAATGACCAGCTATCTAATAATGAAGGACCTGATCCTTCATCATTGTTTCCATCTAAGGTATCTATTATAGTAGAAAATTTATACTGAGCACCGGCAATAGGCGCAGATTGATTATGGTGATCAATTTGATTTTGCATTTGTTGGTCGACTGCTGTTATTACATTATTGCTTATGTCGTCTCTAATTACAAGTGTAATAGGTTCCCAAGTGTGTTTACCTGCTAAATAAATTCGAGAATTATAAACATCTAATGTTACCTCTTCATGTGTCAATGTAGGTCGTGTTACACTAACTACCTGATGGGTTACTGTATCTGCTGTAGCAACTCCGCCAAGTTGTTTAAATGTCACCCTAAATCTATATTGTAATTTAGGCATTAATAAAGGAGTAGTCGAGCTGGCACCGCCTATTGGTACTCCATATTTTGTTAAATTCGCCATTAAATTATCTCCTATGCCGCGTTCTTTATTATATGTATTTATAAGATTTCTCAGAAATTTTAACCATGAAAAAAGGTAGTGGCAAAATACCACTACCTTTAATTTAAAACCTTATAATGTGCCAGTATTTACAATTCTAACTGGAATGTAAATAAATTCTGCGGCTTTTGTTGGTTCTATAGCAACATCAATCCACATTTCATTTTTATCAATTCTGGCCGCTGTATTATTAGTTGAATCGCAGACTACAGCAAAATCATATACACCACGTTTTGCCATTATGTCTCCTAAGAATCGTTCTACAGCATCTTGAGCTGCCGCCCTTGTTGCTTCGTCATTTGGTTCAAAAGCAAAAGGCCTAGCAAGAGGATCTAGTCCATCTCTTATATATGCTACCAATCTTGCAACATTAATTCTATCTAATGCACTTGATGCCGCATACAATGTTTTTTGTCCATATACAAATAATCCTTGTCCTGGGAAATTTGTAATAGGATTAACTTTTGCTGTATACAAGGTATCACGTTGTCCTTGGTTAAGTGCGGTAGCAACAAATTCACCTTCGCTATCTATGTAACCAACATTAGTTGCATTAGTTATTCCGCCT